CCTGCTACTCCTGCTAGTACGCCGCCGCCATCTCCGCCTGCTACTCCTGCTAGTACGCCGCCGCCATCTCCGCCTGCTACTCCTGCTAGTACGCCGCCTGCTACTCCTCCACCTACTGGTGGATTTACAGGAACACAAGGAGACTCTTCAAATCCTGGGGCAGATAATCCCGACATTCCAGGGATGGTATAATATGGAGAGACGTTTAACAGACAATAATCTTTATGTGGTGGTTCCATACTTTAATTTTAAGAACTCTAAATACAGTCAACAAAATCTAGACAAATTAATCAACGAGTTCAGCTCAAATTGTAATACTAAATTAATAATAGCGGAAGGAATTACCAACAAAGCCGATGAACTCGGAAAATTGCCAGCAAACGTCCATGAACACATAAAGGTTTATTACGAAGATGTGTTGTGGATTAAAGAAAATTTAATTAACATCGCATTAAAAAAATGTAATAGATGGAAATATGCGGCCTGGATTGATAGAGATATAACGTTTACTGAAACGGATTGGGCATTAAAAGTAATCAGTGAATTACGGCACTGTGATATACTACAACCATACAGTAAGTGTGAGTATTTAGATAGTAAGGGTGTCCACAGTTCAACTGAGAGTGGGTATTTTAATAAACCAGACACAAAAGAAAGCGGAATGATTAGTTTTTGTTGCGGTGCACTCGGAAAAGGGCCAAAAAACGGTGCAGCAATGCACCCTGGACATGCATGGGCAATAAGTCGGCCGTTTTACGATAAAATTGGCAAGTTGTTCGATTTAGCTGTAGTCGGAGGAGCCGATTGTGTAATTGTAGAGGCAATTAGACAAAACAAGGAGCATCATATTTACAAGCATTATGGACAGCCGTTTTTTACTTTTTGTGACAAATTTAAAGAATGTAAAATAGGATATGTAGACGGCACAATACAACACCGCTATCACGGAGATTTAAAGCAAAGAAATTATGGTCCAAGAATGGAAATATTCACTAAGAGAGGATTTAACGTGTCGACTGAATTGCAATTAGTTGAAGATAAGGTGTGTTTGTCTAAGACCGGAAAATTATACAAACATTTCATTGATGATTATTTTACGTCGAAGGAAAAAAATTAAAAATTTTAGAGTTGAAGTTTGAAATCAATATGTGATTATGACGTTCGATGAATACATCATTAACACATACCCGCATCAAGCCGATTACGGCAATTACAGGCAAAATGGATATTCCGTCAGGTCTACCTATTGCAGCAAAAACAAAAATGATCCACCGTCACATTAATTCAAGTCGATATGAATTTGTCGGCTTTCTTGACCGCACCAACGAAGCTGTGTTGCGCGAGCGTTTTTATAACGTTCGTGACAAACAAGGCCGATTTGCTTCAGTAATGTAAATTTGATGGATTTAAAACCCCTCCTGCTAAAACAGGAGGGGTTTTTTGTATAGTAAAATGTTGTAAAAACAAAAAAATAACTTAATATATTCAAAATGACAACTAACATTATAGTAAAGATGCAGTATGAGGCTCTTCACAATTGGCCAGGCGTAGTTGATGTGTTGCCCAATCAACCTTGGATTCACATGCTCAAAGATAAACACAGGCACATTTTTCACATTACCCTTGAAAAAGGAGTTACTCACTCCGACAGAGATGTGGAAATTATTTTATTTAAACAACGCGTCGTTAGTCATCTTGAATCTAGATTTGGTAGGCCAGGAGATCTGGAAGCAATGTCTTGTGAGATGTTAGCAGAATATCTTTTGAAGGAGTATGATTGTAAGTCTGTAGAGGTACTGGAAGATGACGAAAATGGAGCTAAAGTATACAAATGATATCGTTTGTTTGTGGACAGCTTTGTTCTGGTAAAACCTTATATTCCACAGCTCTTGCTCATATTTGCAACGGAAAATATATTGAAGTAGGAAATATAGTAAGACAGTTAAAGCAAACTGAGGATAGAAAGCAACTTCAAGATTCAAAGTATTTGTCTGAAGCTATTATTGAAAATTTGTGGGCTCAAGCAAACAATGATACAAATACAGATATTGTTGTATCTGGAGTACGACAACCAGAAATATTACAATCGTTTCCTGATTCTACATTGATTTGGGTTGAATGTCCAACACAAGAAAGAAAAACGAGATATCACAACAGAGCTCGAGAAGGAGACACACAAACTTTTGATGAGGCTGAATCTGGTGATGTTGCTTTAGGCATACTGGATGTTAAACGATACATTTTAAATAAACAATGAAATTCTACGCAATACCGCCAAATAAACATTTGAATATGATGGATAATGGTGACAGATATTTTGCGCTCTGTCACCATTACCTAAATGATTCAACCTACAGACAACATTTTCTTGATTTGAGAAAAAAAAACCCGAACGCGTTTATTACATTAGATAACGGAGCTGCTGAAGAGAGCTTGGTTACTGAGGATGTTCTCATTGAAGTAGTCAAAGAGCTCAAGCCGACAGAAGTTATATCTCCAGATGTATTGTTTGATGGCTATCAAACAATGCTGAATTTTCGGAGTTTTGTGTCTAAGATGAAAGATTTGAGCTTGTTCGGCACAACTTGGATATTTGCTTGCCCTCAAGGTAAGACAAGAGAAACGTGGATTGAGTGTTATTATAACATGCTTGTAAGTCCGTTCGTTAAATGCATTGGTCTCAGTAAAATAGCTGTACCAAAGTGTTGGAATGATGCAACAGGAGACGTGATGATAGGACTCTCTCGTAATCAATGCGTAGAGGAATTGAGAAAGCAAAATTTGTTGCTTAAACCATTACATCTATTGGGAATGGGAGAGCATACTGAATTTGATTATTATTTAAAAAACAAAATTCCTAATATTCGTAGTTCAGATAGCTGTTATACGGTTCTTGCTGCAATGCACGGAATTGATTTCAGCAAAGGAGACGTAACCAGAATTCCAACAACGAACTCTTACTTTGACGTAGAACTAACTGATGATCAACAAAAGTTAGCAAAGAAGAATATAGAATACTTAAAGAATAAATACAAAGAAATATGAATCAATTATTAATTGCTATATGCACCAGAGCCAAAACAGATAAAGAGTTTGAAGCAAGGCCTGTTTTTCCTAGTCTTAAAAAACAAACAGAATCAAACCCGAATATTAAAACTATCGTGTTTAAAGATAACCAAAAAGGGTTATCAGAATGTTATAATACAATATTAAAAGATCCTGCGTATCTCGGATGGACTGTATTATTTGTTCACGATGACGTAATTCTTGAAGACTCGTTTTTGTTTGAAAAATTAACAAACAGTCCGTATGTAATTACTGGCTTAGCTGGAACAAAAAGTTTTGACAAAGGATCTAATAATCTTGCATGGCATTTAGCAAGTCAACCAGCTGATCTTGTTGGCGAAGTGGCTCATTCCCATAACGGAGAGGTATTTACTACAAAATTTGGTCCAACACAATCGAGGGCACTAATAGTTGATGGGCTTTTTATTGCATGTAAAGTTACTGAGCTCGTAGAAAACGAAGTATACTTTGATGAAACGTTTGCATTTCATTTTTATGACATTGCTTTTTGTTTAAGAGCACATTCACAGAAGGTAACGTGTGGAGTTGTTCCTATTCGAGTAATTCACTTTGGATTGGGAGACTCTATGCTCACTATGAGTTGGAAAATAGCAAACGTAAAATTCAAACAACTATACTGTAAATGATATTAACTACAGAACAAACAACGTCTCTACTATCTGAAGACGGAATATATGATTGGATTCTGAACAAAAGACGTTGGTCTCATTTATTGTTTGGAAATGAAACGTCAGCACACGGAAATATAGTATCTTTTACTTCTCCTATGAATATAGGAGATAAAAGATTGTCTAAAGCTGTAATATTTGCAGCGGAGCTTCCCAATGTGGAAATGTTCGGAGGCGTTTGCTTTCAACGATTGCTTACTGCACAAGCTGGATCGATCTTATGTGAAATCATTAACAAGGGTTGTCATGTAGATGAAAGTAGTGTATTTGTGGAAAAGCAACAAACATCAATTTCTGTGGCAAATCATATTAAAGGGTCTACGCTCTTCCATAACGTATTTTCTATGTGCGATGAGAATGCGGAGTTATTATATCCATTGATTCTTACGGAGGATTCATTAAAACAATTTCAAGAAAAAGTAATTGGAGCCTTTCATTATCTTAGCAGAAGCGCTTTTTTAGAATCACAACGTGACAATTTTTGATTATTTAAAGGATATTTTAGTAACAAAAAAAGGAGATCTGCCTTTAGATGGGTACGTTCCGTATTTAGTTAACAAGTGGTTAAGCTTTATAAACCCAACAATAGCGTGCAGCGTAAATTCTTTTAATATAAAACCGCTTCTTGAAAGTAAAGAGCTTCATTATAAAACAATGATAAGTTTATTTCCTAAAATGAAGCACGTTCCCAAAATAAATTATATCAAAAAGGTAAAAGAAGAGAAACAAGAAGAAGATAATTTATTAGAAAAGATAGTTGCTGAAAACTTAGAGCTCTCACAAAGAGAAGTTTTGATGCTTAATGCATTATTAAACGAAATTTCTTAGTTCATCAAACATTTCCCATATTTGAACTGGAGTATTCTTTTTAAACGAATTGTAATCGTTTGCTTTTAATGCTGCTCTAACTACAGTTCCAGAAACTTCATCAATTCTCGGAATTTCTACAATTTTTACATCCGGTGCGCTCAAATTTAATTGGTTTTGATAATCATTAAACCTATCTGTTCCAGCTAGTACTACATTAATAACTTTTGAAGGCTTTTGTAACACTCTAATTAAATTTCCTGTTTCTGATGTAGTGATTTCTATTTTACTTCCAAAACACTTATCCAACATATCTTTTTGGACCTCAACAGGAAAAGGATTTCTGTCATCACTTTTTGCTTTAACTATGTTTACACAAACGTTGTCATATTGCTTGATTGATTGATTTATAATATTATAATGAGCAATAGTGAGCGGACTAAATCTTCCTAAAAATAGCGCATTGTTATTTCCGGGTAATCTTCTTAACAAAAGCATCTTAGCAGTTAGGAACACGTCATCCTTTGCGTTTATTGCTGTTTTATTGCGGTCCAAATCAGAAAACAGTGCAATGCTATTGTTATTAGTAAAAACCCACTTGGACAAGCTTGCTAGATCCGTCTTTATATTTCCTGTATGATTTATATTATCTAATGCCATCTCAGCTAAATCTTTTATTGAGCGATAGTATTTTTCAGAGTCGTTTGGGGCATGTAGCGATTTCACGTCCGATCGGACTTTTTTGTCATGTTGATCGCTTTGTAATATTTTCAAAAGCTCTCCGTTTGAAAATTCTAACACAACACCTTCCATTAAACCTCCAAACACAGACTCCATAGGAAGAAATTTAGCTTTCAGTTCAGTTATTACTTCGTCTGGATTAGTTGAGTCAACTAAATCACTTAACTTTCCTTTAAATAACACTCTTGGAGTTTGAACTCCCATAATTTCAGCAAATTCTTCTCTCTTTGTTGTGTCGAAAGACTGAGGCTCTGTAGTTAATCTGCCGAACGATTCTTTGTATGTAATTGGAGAGGTTGCAATTAAAATTAATTCGTGATATCTACTATACTTTCTAGTCAAAGTAGGCTTTCTCATCAAAAATTCAAAAAACAACTCTGTGTTCTCTAAAATTTTATTGACATTTGGGTTTTGTTGAGCTTTTTCTAATACATTAAATATTTTTTTAAACTGACTCACGCCAATTGATGTTGAAGAAGATTGCTTCTCTGTATCTGAATCCATACCAACAAAATCTTCAGGATGAATAACATTTCCCTTATATGCAACAATCCAATTATTTTTCCAGTCTAAAGAGATTGGTTCTTTATTTCGTACGACTGTGACCTTTACTCCGTCAGTCTTCTCTGTTATTTTTACAGGCTCGTCCAATAGAGTCATTAACTTGTTCTTTGATTTATCAATATTTTTAATTGATACATCCAGCATATCCGATTCAATTATTAACCGTTTTTGTTTTGTTGTAAAAAATGTATTAAACGATTCTTGCTTACTAACTGGAGCGTCTACAACTCTCACTTCATCTATGAATTTGCTACCTTGTTTTTTGGTTAATTCGAATGATTGATCTATTATTTTATAATCACTTTTTACTTTATCTGATGGAATATTATGACCACCTCCTAAAACTCTTTTTTCTATATTTTTTAAAGCTTGCTTTGATGTGTTAGAAATGAATATAAGAGTAGTTTTATAGTTAAATCGTTTTGCTAACTTTAATTTGTTAATATTAGCTGTGACATTTTTTCCTATAGACGGATGAGCAATAATTGGAATGCCTTCAGCAAACTTACTCTCTAATATTTGTTTTAAGTTTGAAATAGCTTCGTTAGTGCCTAGCTTCAACTTCAACTCATCTAAATCTACTATTTCTGCGCGGGAAGAGATGTGAGTTGTAATATAAAAGTTTTTGCCTGCGCCGGGACCACCTAAAACTAAGAAGAATTCTTTCATTTTGTTGTTCTACTCCTTGTTCCGTATGACTCATAATACGTTTTAACTTTAGTTTGAAACGAATCCAGAGTTTCTTCCGAAGCTTTTAGTAGATTAGAAAGCTGTTGAGGTAAATCTGAGACAGTAGTAATCCCAAATTCTTGCTTTAATTTTTGAAAACCAGCACGCTTGATGTCATAATCTCCTTCAGGATTGTCTCGTTCTAGCCCTTGCGAGCCTTGTCCGAACAACCGTCTAATAAAGTCTGTGAGCAAATTTTGTTTATTGGTTGATGTGAAATATTTGTTACACAATTCAATAATTCCTACAAACGAATTAATCTTTTTCATATCTTCAGGGTTAAACTTTGGTCCAAATATTATTTTAGCTATCTCTTCTGGATCCTGCACATAATTTGAGTCTGACGTCGGTCTTTCTTTATATGCTGTCTTTCCATCTATCTGAAATGAATTCCCTGAATCGTCAGGAACTGTTGCATAAGCATCTGTTCTTAAGCCCCGTCCTACAGAAAACTTCTTGAAAGTCAATCCTCTCTCGGGAAAATTCTTAGCAACTTTAATTTTTTGTAGTGTTGATGCAGGAGTAAGCAAAATTGCTTCTTCTTCTGTTTTAATATCAGAAATACTAGCAACTGACTGTAAAAGATACTTGTGTAAAACTCCTTTAAATCCAGCTTTAATGTCCTCCCAGTCGGAACTGTGACTAAACTTAGCAAATTTGCTTGGTTTTCCTTCAGAATACCCCGAAAACTCAAAGTCTATCTGCACGTTAATTTTGTTGTCAATTTTAACTAAACAGTTAATTTGGTGTCCTTCGCCAACTGTATCTTGTTTTGATCCTAAAAATACAGAAGAAGACGTAATAGATTTTCCTTCAATGTTTTGTAATAAGGCATGAAGTAATTCTTTCTTGTCTTCCGGAACTGTTATGTCAATATCTCCGATTTTTGATTTATATTGGTTAAATTCTTTATCGGAAATATTAGAATTGAATAAATGCTCTGATGAGCCATTAAAAACATGACCATTATCTAAATCGGAATCATTAGGCCAAAGCTTCTCACTGTTTTTCTTTTCGAATTCTAAATTTAAAGCGTGAAAAAACTCAAGTAACTTTTTAACTAACTCGTGTCTGGAAAAGTTATTCAGATCAATTCTGTCAGCCGACACTACGTCTCCGCTTTTTGTCTCTATTCGGACGTTACCTCCCTCGGTTAAGGTAGTTCGATTGTTGTTTGCTGTCCGAAAGAATGTAGAAAAGGAATTAACAAGCATATCTAGTTTGTATTATTTATCTAAAATAATAGGAATTAGCAGATTGATTTAGTTGACCTGTGAAAGATCGTCGTTAATTATCACTATGAGTGCATTACCAATACTACCACGAGAAAATAACGGACTTGCTGATTTAGATCCGTATCAAGATTGTCCACTCCCAGAAGATTATGAGGTAACCGAACTTCTTGGAGATGTAATTATGGCTGAATACGCAGACGTGGCTGAAGACGGAAAATCTGTTGTAAGAAACGGTATAATTTTACCGAATGGAGTAGCTGATAAAAAAGCATGGAGAGTTGGTAAAGTTCTACTTGTGGGACCAACAGCAAAACAAGTTAAGGTGGGACAACACGTTATTTTTCCAGGAGACAAAGGTATTATGGGAATACAAAAAGCTGGTAAGACTGTTATCTTTCTCAATGAAGAGAGAATATTTGGAATCTGTTCACACAATAGATAAGAAATGAGAGTAGGCAGAACATCTCTAATGTTACTTTTAAATACACATACAGCTGAACTCAGATTTCGTAGAAGAAAAGAGAAGGCTGGATTTAATGACTACAGAAGAATGCTTTGCACTTTAGATAAAAAACTGTTATTATCTGTACCAGGTAAACGTATATTAAAATTTATTAAGCCACATGATCATTTAAAGTTTAGTCCTGCTGCTAAGAACTTATTGGTAGTATGGGACATTTTCATGCAAAGCTGGAGAATGATAAATTGTGATGATGTAGATTTGATAGCCACTATAAAAACTTCTCCGGATTCGTCTGACTTTTGGAAATATTTTTACCAACGCTTATCTGAAATGTCTTCCGATCAAAAAGCGCGGTTTATGAACACATGAGCGACCAAAACATTAATATTCAAGATTTTATTTCTTGTGAAATTCCAGGAGAACCGTTTCTAATAAAAAGCTTACAACAACAAATAAAGTTTTCTATTAACAACAGAGTAATCAAGCAAGGAAAATTATTATTATTTTGTAAAGCACATTATTATATTCAATTCTCAATAGCTACAGACAAAAGTGCTAGAGAAAATTTTGAAGTTCCGTTTCCTTTTCAGGTTGAAATACACGAAGCTGAAGGATTGATGTATTTTGACTATCGGTTGTGTTCATTGGGAACATCAGTGATTCCAAGTCCTCGTAAAAACATATCTTCTAGTTATTATGACAAAATACTAGAAATGCAATTAGTTGTTGCTGCTACTTAGTATTTGTATACTAGCTTACCTTTAACTCGTTTAACTTCTCTGTTCAACGAGTTATTATTTTCAATGCTGGTGGTTTTCTTTTCTCCACTCCAACAGATTTGCTCGTAATTGTTGTTGTATATACTCTTGTTTACGGGCCGAGGTTTGTCTCCTTTTCCAGCTTGATTGGTATTCATATTTTTAATTATACATTAAAGAACAAAAAAAGAAACCCCGGTCTTTCGACCGGGGTTTCCGATAAGCTGTCTGACAACCTTGTCTCGATTAGAGGTAAGTTGCTGCTTGACCTGGAACGAATGATTGTCCAAGGCCGGTGCAGATTACAAGGTGGTAGTAGAGTGATGCACCAAAAATGTGATCAACTACTCCATATCTCGTAAGTAGACCGACGCGTGGGGCGAAGTCGTTTGGACCGATCGTGCGTTGAACCATAACTGGGATGTATGGGCAATAGAGGATACCACTGTCGTAGTATTCTGTGCCTTTATATCCAAGAAGGGCGTAGTCAACTGGATTCGTACGTGCTGCTGCGTAACCACCACCTGCATTTGATGCAGTGTAACCGTTATTAAGCTGAGCTTCTGTACGAGTGTCACGATAGATTTGGAAACGACCACCGATCGAACCGACCTTTGCAATACCAACTGGTGCGGTATTTACACTGCCTGAAACTGACTGCCATGAGAAACTTGGTAATGTCTCGAGGATAGCGCAGATACGTGGGGTGGCGATAATGAAATTAGCGGCACCACGACGATTGCGGATAGCAACACGATTTGCTTCAACAACAATTCTGTTGTAGAAGTCACGTGCGCGTTCCCCGGACCAACGTCCGTCGGCAGAGATTGCAGACCATGTAGAATAACCAACATTTGGACCAGCATTGAGGCAGACTTGGATCATACGCGCGATCATCTCGCGGTCGATTTCAGCCTGGATTTCATATGACATGGTGTTAGTAAGCTCGGAATCAATGTCGATACCGTTCATGTTCTTAAGATCTTGCTCTAGCTCAACAGACCATTTAGCTGCTAACCTACGGGTTAACGCTTCGACGGCTGTTTTCTCGAACGAAACTGTTATCTGTGGGATTTTCGAGCTAAGTTCAAATTGGCTGATTAAGGCTCCAACACCGTTGTCTTCTGCGAAGTTATCCCAAACGCCTGCGCGGCCGCTAAGAGCCTCGCTTGATGCGCCTGTGAAAGCAGAATTGAGGTAGTTGTAACCAATTTCTTTGCCGCCAGAATTGTTACTTGCGATAGATCCACTTCCGTTGTTACCGTCGCCATTGGCTGAGTAACCGAGAGCTGAATCTTCGTATTTGTAACGCATTGCGAAGGCAAGTCCAACTGGTCCCGTCATTGGTTGTACACCTACGATCTCATTTGTGATGAGTTCTGGGAATGTACGACGAATCATTGGGATGAGAACTTTTGGCAAACGAGCGTCTCCAGCAGCGTAATTGTCTCCAGAATAGGCGCCTGCGGTACCTTGATGGGAACCGAATACTCCTCCTGAAGAAGCTGTATTAGCTTCATTGATACACCATTTTTCTTGGTTTTCCAAGAGAATGGCGGTATTTAAACGTGTCGTTTCGTTTTCGATAGCTTGAACTTTGTTTGAAGTGAAATCCAAAATTGGTGTCCACTTTTCGACAAGGCGTTCAGCTGAGTCTTTATTGATGTGCATGATATTAGCCATAGTTTTTTTGTCTCCTTATTTATTGTGAGTGAAATTATCTGGTGAATTTACTTCCACTGATCTTTTTCATCTCGTTCAGATAGCCGCTTACTCCTTCGCCTGAAGGGGCGCGTTCGATCTCATTGTTAAAGTTTATGTTCAGCTCTTCCTCAACAATTTGAGGGCGATCAACTATGATCGAGGCTGTTCTGTCAAAATTGTTTTTAACACTCTCTTGAACTAGTTCAAATTCATTTTGAGTGTCTTTGTCAAACATTTCAACTACGTAGTTAAAATTCTCCTGGATATATTCAGGGGATTTATTCTTAAGCAAGCGATTAATGAATGACTTCTTAGATGAAGGCATGTCCGAAGTCTTTTGCTCTAAAAGCATTTGGGCGTTGGCTTTTTTAACTTTGTAATTTAAGTCTGCGTTTTCTTTTAAAGTTTGGTTCAACTCAGCTCTTAGTGAGTCGATTGTTTGTTTTCCGTCAGAAAGAGCTTCTTTAATTTCGTTATCAACAAATTCTTCGTTGATTCCGACAATTTTGCGGATTTCGTTGAGCTGCTTTGCTGCTCTGACGTTCTCTACTGCTTCAGAAATTTGGTCCTTTGGAACATTTTTGTCTAAGTACAAGTCAAGATAGTTTGAAACTTCTTCAACTAGTCTTTCTTGGAATGATGAAGCTTCGTTATTTAACGACGTATCATACTTCTCGATGACTTGCTTAAGCATTGACGTGTGTTTAACATCAATATTTTTGATAAGCTTTTGAAGCTTAACTGCATGATCAGTATCAATTGCTTCGACGAGCTTTTTAAGCTTCTCAGTATGATCCGAATCAATCTTCTCTATGACGTGATGGAGTTTTTCTGTGTGGTCTGCATCAATCTTTTCAATTACTAATTGTAATTTTTCAGAATATTGTTCGTCTAAGTTTTGTTTGATGTTTTCTTTTTCGAGTTCAAGCTTTTCTGTGAAGCTTTCTGTCTCTACCTTTAGTTTTTCATCAACCTTTTCAGAGACTGCGCTTTGAAATGCCTCTTCGATTGTCGAGAGCGTTTCTTCAGAGATCAAGTCTTTAAATTGTTCTTCGAGAATAGTTTTAACGTTCATGCTGTATTTTATTTATCTGTTAAGGGTTATTTTTTTCAGCTAGAGCTGATCTAATTCTACTAGAAAGCTTAATTTCCACCATTTTTTGTAGTGTTGAATTTGCTTGGCTGTAGTTTTTATCGACGAGATTAGCAATAAATTGCTTACAAACTGTCTTTGCTGATTGTTTATTGTTATTTTTTGCTAATGTATTGTTACCCATATAGAAATATTATTTATTAGACTTAAGCGATTGAATAAATTTCATCAAGTGTTCTTTTAAGAAAGCATCTGCTTCGTGTTTAGGAACAGAAGAAATATCATTCTTAAGAGTATCTAAAGAGCGTGCTGAAGACTCGATTATTCTTCCGTCTGGTCCAACCAACCACTCTCTAGACTCTAATATAGACTCAAGCATTGCGTTCTGCACAGAAGGCTGGTGAACAACGTCTAAACAAATTAAATGAAAATTAGAAACTTTTTTTCCTTGAGTCGACTCAGCAAGATTACCAAGTCCTCTAGTTGAAATACCCATTTGAATTTTATCTTTTACGAGGCTTTTTAATAAAAGTCCCATTGGGGTATCTAATATTAAAGATTTTCCGATGAAATAATTACCATTTTGTTTCAACTCAGTGACTAAGTGGCACGCATTGACTGGATTTACCTCGGTTGACTGAGGGTGATTCATTTCTCCTATTGCTCTTCTGGTATTAATCATGTCGGAAGAATATCTCCCAACTTCTCTTGTCATTTCATCGAGGGAATATATTCGTCCATTCTGATTTTGCTTTTCAGCCATCATGTAAGGGCCGGTAATAAAACATTTTTGGGGCTCGTTTGGATTTTTTTCTTCAAGTAAAAAATCGAGCTCCTCATGTAATTCTGTGGTTAAAAACTTTAATCCCATAATCGTTATTATTTTTATTTAATCATATAATAACTTTTTTTCACGTATGTATATGATAAATAGTGTAAAAATGTTTTGCTTACCTAAAAATATACCTCCTAATATATTAAAGACTTCTGGAAATACTGGGCTAAATTTTAATCCACTTGATTGTTATTTGCCTGAAGAGCCTCAGTGCTCTTTAATTTTAGAAGAGAATGTAGATGTATATATAATAAGAGAGGAAACTATTGATCAGTCGGGGACTGAAACGTATTTGGATATAGGAGAAGATGCTCTTATGTACGTAGATTGCATGAGTGAATAAAACAAATTTCAGACTAAATAAGATATATCGACATTATGATAGGTATAAAAATTACAGATCTTCCTTCTAACTCTACTATTAAAGAAACAGACCAGTTTGTGTTAGCTCGCGGTAGAACAACCAGAAGAGTATCTGGAGGAACCTTTCTTGTTGGTATAGAACAAGTAGAAAGATATATTGTTTCATTCAATGAGTTACTAACTGATACAATTCATGTAAAAGATTCTCCGACAATAAATTTGTTTTATGACAGCTCTAGTAGAACATTGTCTGGAGAATTTGCTGGAAGCAGCTTGCTGTCTCCACAAAAGCCCTTATTATATACACAGAGCATTACTGCGGTTGATGCATTTCATAACAGAGTAGTTGCTTTAAGCTCTTATCTAGATTTAACAATTTGTTTGCCTAATGTTGCTCCAGGAATAACTATTTCTTTTTTAAGAGCTGGTTCTGGAGAAGTTACGTTTACTGCTGGTGTTAGTGCAGAGCTAAGAACTTCTCCAGATCCGACATATATTAATATAGCAGACCAATATTCCTTCGTGACTGCATATCACATGCAGGATGGTCAATGGTTTTTAAACGGAAGTACAGCATCGCTCTCAGGTGGATATCTATTATTAGATGGCATACAGACTCCAATTCAGGTTACACATGTAACTTCAATGAATGGAAATAACCACATAACAACTTTTGCTGGTTACAATTTAACAACTATAAATTAAATAAACTCATGGCAAACATAAATTTTAGTGATTTTGAGACAAGAACGTTATTGCTGACTGGAGATTTTTTGGTTGGGTATAAACAAGACGGCACAGTTGAATTTAAAACTACGCTGCAAGACATTATTGTAGCATTAAGTCCATATTTTGCACTAAAATCTGAACTTCCTCCGCCCACTCCTACTCCAACAGTTACACCAACAGAGACTCCAACACCAACAGAGACTCCTACAGTTACACCAACACCAACAGAGACTCCTACACCAACAGAGACTCCAACACCAACAGAGACTCCAACACCAACAGAGACTCCTACAGTCACTCCAACAGAGACTCCAACACCAACAGAGACTCCTACTCCAACAGAGACTCCTACAGTCACTCCAACAGAGACTCCAACACCAACAGAGACTCCAACACCAACAGAGACTCCTA